AAGGGCGTTTTACTTTAAATGCACTTGCGTTTGAAAGCAAACGCTTAGGCGTTTTTGATACGGGCATCAGAACGAATTGTGTAAGATAGAACGGCGGAAAAAATGTTGTTGCGGTTTGTTTATCAGCGAGTTAAACAAAAATAGGCTTTCATGTGAACGCAAAACGAAATGTGACATTGCTTTACAAACACCTTACATCTAAACGGCCTAAACACGTGCTTTAAATGCGTTTTTTTACATCACCCTATAAATATCACCTAAACGGGGCTGGAATAGGCTGTAAAGGCTTATTTCGGCCTTTTTTTATGCCTGTTTAGGCGTTTAGAAATCTGTTTAAGTACCCATTTAGACGGGAAAAACAAGCGGTTTCAGAATTTCTCTCTTAAATGTTAAAAAAGGGGTTGGGCATACCTTTGGGCATACTAGTTGGGCATACCCTTTTTTATTTATTTTATGCGAAAAATAAAAAGTTGGGCATACCTTTTTAACTGGTTTTAAGTCGTGTGTTTGGTAGGAGATTACTTTTTTCGTGTACTATTAGTGGGGTTTGGTCTATATTTTGATATAGATAGTATTATATATTTTCGCATTGATTATGCTGTAAAATTAATGTAAGTTGCTGATTTATAGTGTTTATTTGGATGATAATACGTATTTTTACGGTGAAAACGTGTGTGTGCGTGTAGAAATGATGCAGAATAGTTCAGTAGGTAGAACAGCAGGATACAATTCGCTTCCCTGTATTGTCCCCGGTTCGAGTCCGGGTTCTGCCCCAATACTTTTTGGAATTTGCGTTTTTATAGGTATTAGATTTAAGGTGAACGCTCCCGGTGAAAGTCCGGGAGCTTATTTTTAAGGATATGGGAAAGAATCTGATTCGTACAATACTGGATGATCATCGTGATGCGGCTTTGTATAAGGCAGCAGCCAATCAGTTTCTGGCCATGCTTACTCTTGATAATATTTCCCCTTATTATAACACAGACGACCATCTGTTAGACAGCATTGGGCTTAAAATTTTACGCCTCAAAATGGAGAATGAGGCTTTAAGTAAAGAGAATTTGGAACTGAAGAAGGTTGTCTATCAGTTAGACAAGAATAAGGGACAATAACCACCCCATAATATTTAAAATGTGATTAGTAAGATGTTTGGTCTGTTTAAAAAGAAAAGTACGAAAAGAGCAGACTCTATGGGTACTTTAATGAAAGAACTGAAAGAGTCTGGAGTCTCATTCGCGGACAGTTTGAATGTTTGTTCGTGGATGCTATTAGAAAATCAATCTAAATCCTTCGAACGGTATGTGCGGGAGTTGCGTGAATTAGAAAGACTCAAATAGGGCTTTTTCGGTCACGATATTTCAAGTAACTATCAGCATTACCATTCGGTAAGACTTTGATATCCATAATCATTTTTTCCAGTATCTCTATCTTTGCCACTTTGTGCAAATCGGGACATGAGTGAAAGTCTGACCATAATGCAGATTTGTCAAAATACGACATCTCTAACCCTCCTTTTCCAAATGCAATCATGGCTTCGACGTATGCTGAAGCCGCTTCATAATCTCCTAATTGATTAAATTGTTTCAATAGGAAAACTCCATATTTGAAAATCCCTGGTTTATAGTTTTCTCTGACCATAAATTCAAACATCGTTACATTCATTCCTACACGGACTTCTATTTGATCCTTGGAGATTGAAACTTTCTCCTTCTTAAAATCATCTTTTATTTTATTGATATTGAATAAGGAAAATATCTGCCATCCCAACAATACAGTGGTAAGTAAGGATAATACAGAGACTATTACAGCCATCCAATCGTAAGTTATAGGGGGACACCTAAATAAGGATAAACATAAAGCTGCTATACTGAATAATAGTGAAAGTATTAATACTGTGTTCTTTATTTTACTCGTTGCTGTACGTTTTTTATATTGTTTATTTTCCTCTATCGTGTCCAGTTGCTGGTCGTCAATTTTCTTTTTTGTTCTAAAATAGGTATATATGCTACCAAGAATGGCAGCTATAGATAAAATATCTGATACTCCTATTTCCATATTGTTATTTCTTATAATAAACGAATTCTCCTCCATCTTCACCGGAATCAAGGTGCATCACATTATCACTGAATGTTCCGCGCATGGTAAGTCCTTCTGTGCTTAGTGAAACATTATTTCCGTTAACTGAATAAGAACCCGATGCCGATTCGCTTGAATCAAAATCACCGTCCAGGTCTGTGTCAGCCTGCTTTTTGATGTTGAATGAAGTTCCCTGGAAGGTAAGAGTCCATTTCAGATACACGATTTCCCCATATTCTTCTGTCGATTCCCATGTAGTGCCAGACAGCACTGTAGTTTCTTCATCATCAGAACAGCTTGTAATAAACATTGGCAAAATCATTGCCAGAATTAAAAACATCTTTTTCATAATAATATTGCGTTAAAAGAACTTCCTGATACTTCCCAAAACAGCATATACTTTTAAAATCATGCTGATAGGGATTTCCTGCTCGCAGAACTCTTCGCTTTTGTTCGAAGGGATGAGCCGGACAAAACCTTCTTTTTGGCTTAACCTGACTCTTTTTACAGTGCGGTATTCCTCTGTGACGATGCCGTATATTTCTCCGGCTGGGAGATACTGGATTGGTGTGGTTACTTCACGAAGTGCGATAATGTCACCATTGCTTATCTCCGGCTCCATGGAGTGACCGGTGAGGTTACACCACACCACTCCTTCCTGGTTGTAGGGAGGATAATTAATGTAGAAGTCAGGATTTCGCGTCTGGTCATTCACAATCACATCGAATCCACCTATAAAATCCACGTTAAAGTAGGGTGCGCCTTCGTATGTTTGGTTTACGGATAGCAGTTTTTCTTCCTTTTCAGACTCAGAACTGAGCATGTTGCCTTCGCCGGTTAGAAGCCAGTTGCTATTTATATTATAGGTGTGGCATAATATTGCTGCCAAATCTGTACCTATATTCATACGGAAATTCAGAATTTCTGAAAGCTTAGAAGGCTTTATTCCTAAAACTGTTGCTAAATCAGCCTTAGAAGCTATTGTATCGCTATTTAATAGATAATTTACGACATCAACAAACCTTATATTTATCTCCTCTTTTTTCATGTTATCTGAAATTTATTTTCAATATTTCTGGATTTTGTTTTGATAATTCAGAAATTCTGTATTCCTTTGTAACTTCTTCAATAAAGAAGACGGTGTAAATATAGAAAATAAACTTTAAAAACGCAAATTATGGATAAAGCGAACATTCAGCAGACAACAGGTCTGCAAGTATTCTACAATGAAAACGAAAATGTGAACGTAAGGACACAAGTAATCAATGATGAACCTTGGTTCGTTGCCAAAGATGTAGCAATGGCTTTAAATATTACTTGGAGTGGCCACACGTTAGACAACATTCCCGAAGAATGGCAGGGGATGGTAAATCTCACCACCCCCTGCGGAAATTATCAAGGTGGTGGTCTTCAAACCTTGAAAGTGATTAATGAAGCAGCCGTTTACAAACTAGCTTTCCGAAGCAACAAGCCGGAAGCCGACAGGTTTGTCAACTGGGTGACCGGCACAGTGCTTCCCAGCATCCGACGCACCGGAAGCTACTCGATAAGCAATAATCGTCCGGAAAGCACGAATCGTCTTCCGCTTCCCAAGTTCCGTCCGTATTTCGGTCAGTGGAAAGAAAACGTGAAGCCCTACATCAGCCGTGCGGAGCTTTGCCTTACAGCCGAGAAGCAGCGTGTCACGCTGGGGCATGTGCAGAAGGTGTATGCCGGAACTGCGATGAGTTATCCTGTGGCAAAGTGCATCCAGGTTCTGGCAAAGAAAAACCGACAGGAAGGTCGCACCTATCCGGAGAAGAAACCAGCTTACGAACAACTTTGCATCACGTGGGAGGAATGAAGATGTCTGACGTAATGATTGACATCATTTCGTGGGGTCTTCCTCTTTTATGGATTCTCGAGATTTGTTTGCTTTTGATATTAGAAGGAAAATCAGGAAACCGAGAGAGAAAAGCACAAGAAGTCGAACGAAACAATACTTCAAGTCAGCTTCATTCCCAAAAGCAATCCTTATCCATTCAGAAAAAGCAACTCCAGCCAGTAAGCCTATTGAAAGAAGGAAAGCGTCGGAGTGCTTCATCACGGGAATGTAGAAACAGGCGAAAGTACCGACATAAGAAATGCCGAAACCGGAAGAAATCAGAATCTGGGTGTACCACTCTAATGATTGGAACGAAGGAAGTCCGAAATATAAAAGTGGATATACAATCAGTGTACAAGCCACAAAAGCGATAAGTGCTTTACGGTAACTTTCTGATAAAGCCAGATAAATAGATTCAAGATTCATAATCAAAATAAAGTTAGTTTGTTTAGCATCGCTACAAATGTAGCAAAACCGTTCCGGTTCGTGAGGGATAGGGACGGACTTTTAACCGAATAATAACAACAAAAACAATAACGAAATGGCAGAAACAAGAAAACTCATCAAGGCAAGCCGGGAGTTGAAAGAAGAAATAGCCCGGAAACTGAATGTTACAACCCGTACGGTGGATGCCGCTCTGGCATACGACACTAAAAGCCCTACAGCAAGACTTATCCGCTCGTATGCCTTGAATCACGGAGCGGAACTCTACGAGCTGAAGAAGTTGGAAAACCCTTACAATGAAGTGATAACCCTATAAAGAAAATATTATGAAGACTTATCGTAAGATGACCTCTAAAGAGGAAAATTTCGTTAAAGACCTATCCGGACTTTTGAAGAAGTATCAGGCGGGTATAATGATTGACAAAGAAGCAATTGTAATTGATGTTGAAAACGCCTCCGAAGAACCTTTATATCTTCCTCAGAAAGCAATTGAAAGTTATCAGGATGCAGAAAGATTTTTAGGTGAAAGCCGAATATCTGAATTCTCATTTGAGTTTTAGAATACTGTAATTTACAACCAACTGCATAAGTGATGAATCATTGCCATTCCGGTTCGCGAGAATAGGGATGGCTCCTAACTCAAAACCATAGAATCATGAAACGAATCAATACTACTACACGCTATCTGCTGCTGATACTGGCAGCAGCCATACTGAACCGACTGACAGATGGAACAATGAACTTGATTATAACCGTTATCCTTTGCCTGGCACTTATACCTGCAGCAATACGTTTGGACAGAGAGGATAAGAGAGCACAGAAAAAGGAATGAATCACACACGGCTTGCAGAACTTAGTAAGGTGGCTGCCGTCCGGGTTCAAGTCCCGGAGCCGGACTACAATCTTAACGAATTAATCATGGAAATGTACGGAAACACATTATGCGTCAGCTTTACGGAGCTTGTTCGTGGTGGCATTATCAGTAAGCCCACTTACGACAAGTATGTACGTGAAGGCAAGCTTACCCTCCTCCAGCGGGGAGGTAACGGACGCGAGGCACTGATTGCCTACCGCTCCATGCCGGAACGGCTCCGTGCAGCATACGATGACACATTCAAGAATGCATACGAGGAAATGAAACAGCGTGAGCAGGAAAAGTACATCAACACACAGATTCGGTTCGATGCCGAAGCGGTACGGTTCTTCAAGGAATTTGAGCCGCGTATCGAGCCTGCCAGACAACTGGAATACATCCTGAACGCCCAGGTGATGAACGAAATGGTGCGTACGGAGAAGGCACGCAGTGTGGAACACGCCAAAGGCGGTTTTGCCCGCCGTGCGGAAACATGGAGCAGCGTGCAGATCTGCTGTGAGCGTCTTCGAGAAATCACAGGCCACACACTGCCGAAAAATCCGGCCCGTCTGCGAGAGAAGTTCAACGCTTACAAGCGTGAGGGATACGTGGTGCTGGTTAGCGGTAACCTGGGCAACAGTGCGGCACGCCGCATCGGAAAGGCTGAAGGTGCTCTTCTGCTGAAGCTTCGCCGAAGCAAGTTCCCTGTCTACACCGATATGCAGCTCTTTGAGGAATACAACCGTCAGGCGGTGCTTCGCGGACTAAAGACTATCAAGAGTCCTACTACGATGCACAGTTACTTGAACGATCCGGCGGTAATGGTTTGGTGGTTTTCTGCTGTTCACGGAGAAAGGGAATTCAAGAACAAGTATATGCCAACCTTCGATACGGTAATGCCGTCCATGCCTAACTCGCTGTGGTATTCAGACGGTACGAAGATAAACCTTTACTACCGTGCGTACGATGACAGGCAGAAGCGATGGGTGGCACGAACCACCGATGTGTACGAGGTGATGGATGCCTGCACGGAACTGTTCCTCGGCTACTTTATCGGTGACGGCGAAAACTTCTACAACCAGTACATGGCGTACCGGATGGCATTGCAGACATGGAAGGTGAAGCCTTATGAGATAGTGACCGATAACCAGGGAGGACACAAGAAGCTGGCTTCGCAGGGATTCTTCAAGAAACTCTGCCATCTTCACAAAACCACGATGCCGCACAACGGCCAGTCAAAATCCATAGAGTCCGCTTTCGGACGATTCCAGCAGCAGGTACTTCACAAGCTTTACAACTTCACCGGTCAGAACATTACGGCAAAGAAGCTTTCAAGCCGTGTGAACATTGACCTGGTAATGGCGAACATTGACCAGCTTCCCACGCTGGAGGAACTGAAAAAGCAATATGCCGACTGCCGCGAAGAATGGAACTCGATGCAGCATCCTACCAGTCCAACCGGCATGACCCGCAGGGAAATGTACACCGCGATAGAGAATCCGCAGGCACAGCCGCTTGATGACTATGAGGCACACGAAATCTTCATGCTGTTCTCTCAGGCTCCGGTTCAATACACCAGGGAAGGTTTCATCTTCCGAATGAACAAGCAGGAATACAGCTACATGGTGTATGGCGACGACGGACTGGTAGATATGAACTTCCACCTTCAGAACGTGGGCCGTCAGTTCCTCTACCGCTACGATCCGGAAGACATGACCCGCATCGAACTCTGGGCGGTGACTGACACGGGTGCCAAGTATGCGGCCATCGCTACACCGAAAGTCACTATCCACCGTGCCACTCAGGAACGTACAGAAGAAGAAAACGCTTATCTGTTTGCACAGCTGGATGCCAACCGCCGCACACGTGCAACCATGCACATCGCCCAGGAGGAACTGTTTATGGAAGAAGCCATGGGCGAAGCATACACAAAGCTTCGTTTGCCGCGTCCGGTGGCTGTGAGCGAAAAGCAGCTTGACGGATACCGCGAAAAAATGAAGCGTGGCACACTGGAAGCTCCGGTACCGATGCCCGAAACGGATATTCCGGAAGAGCCTGTACTGGCAGATGAACCGCTGACCTTTGCCTCATCAGGAGACTGGACAAAGAAAGTATCGAACATTACGTTCGATGAACTGGACTGTTTGAACAAATGGTAAAACGACAATTAACAAACAATTAAATACCTATTAAAACAATGAAAGGATTAACAACAGAAATGAAAGAACAGGTGCGTAGCGCACTGATTGCCTACCGCTCAAATTACCCTACGTTGAACCGTGCCGCAGAAAGCTTGCAGGGCGTAAGTTCGGCCACCGTGAGCCAGCTCTGCAACGGAAAGTATGAACTGATCAGCGACGAAATGTTTGTACGTATCGCCACGCAGATAGGCTTTGCCTTCGACTCATGGAACCTTCACGAAGGGAAAACATTTAAAGAAATCACTTTTACGCTGAGCGACGCACAGGCTTACAAGAATGTGACATGGATTGTGGGTGATGCCGGATGCGGCAAGACCACAGCAGCCATTGAATACCGTCGCACGCACCGCAACGTGTTCTACATCCTCTGTTCGGAAGATATGCGACGCTCAGACTTTGTGCGTGAGATAGCCAAGCAGGTAGGCGCACCCACCGACACGACAAACCTTCGCGATATGCTGGAAAACGCCATCAGCATGATTTCTTTCCTTGGTAACCCGCTGCTGATATTCGACGAAGGCGACAAGCTGACCGACAGTGTGTTCAACTACTTTATCAGCATCTACAACCGACTGGAAGGACACTCCGGCATCGTGTTTCTCAGTACTGATTACATCAAGCGCCGTATGGAAGCCGGTCTTCGCTACAACAAGAAAGGATACAAGGAAATAAACAGCCGCATCGGACGCCGTTTCTTCGATGTGTCTCCCACGGAAGAGAATGACATCTACGCCATCTGTCAGGCCAACAACCTGACCGACCGTGCCGATATAGAAGAGGTACTGAAGGATGCCAAGCGAAGCGACAACGACCTTCGCCGCGTGAAACGATGCATACACCGTCAGAAACGTATCATTGAAGCCAAAAGAGTGAATAATGAAAAATTAAAAATGAAAAACGGAGGAGATACGGATGAATAAGGAAGACAATACACCGCCCCCACAGAAAAAGAAGTTCACTTTCGACCGCAATGCGAAGGGGGTTCGTGAACTTTTATCCATGAAGTTTGATGTGATGGATTTTGATGGTCCCTGGTATGATGCTTTCGGAACTCCTGAACGCCGTGGAGTATGGCTCATCTGGGGAAACTCCGGAAGCGGAAAGACCAGTTTTGCCCTCCAGCTCTGCAAGTATTTGTGTCGTTTTGGGCGCGTGGCATACGACAGCATGGAGGAAGGTGCCTGCCGCACCATGCAGGATGCCATCCGGCGTACAGGAATGATGGACGTAAACAAGAAGTTCCTGCTGATTGACAACGAGAATATGGATGAACTCAGCATCCGCCTCCGGAGACAGAAAAGCCCCGACATCGTGGTCATCGACTCCTTCCAGTACACCCGCATGACTTACCGACAGTACATCGACTTCAAGGAGCAGCACAAACGGAAGCTGCTTATCTTCATCAGCCATGCAGAAGGGCAGTTGCCAAACGGGCGGGCCGCCAAAGGAGTGATGTACGATGCCTCGCTGAAAATATACGTGGAAGGCTTCAGGGCATTTTCGAAAGGACGCTTTATCGGTCCCGTAGGACATTACGATATCGTGCCGGAGAAAGCCCGGCAATATCACGGAGAAGAATGAAAAAAAATGAAGAATGAGGAATGAAGAATTAAGAATGAAGAAATGAAAAATGAAAAATCAAGGATTAGCAATGAAAGACCGACCCATTACACCTCAGCAGGTGAAGGCACTGCAAGCCCAATTCCATAAGATGGGTTTTTCCGATGAAGACCGACACGGATTTATCAGTCAGTTCACTTCTGGTCGCACCGACAGCACTGCCGGACTGACGAAGGAAGAAGCAGGGTTGTTGCTCACCCGATTCAACCATGAGGAAGCCGACCGACTACGCAAACAGGCACGTGCCCTGGTGAAACAGATATTTTCCCTGTCGTTCCGTATTTCCTGCCTTAACAAGAACTATACGAACGACACGGAAGCAGACTTTGAGATGAACAAAGCGAAGATTAACCAGTTCTGCCGTACACGCAGCAAGTTCCGCAAGAACCTTACTGAAATGTCACTGGAAGAGCTGAAGGAAGTAAAAAGACAATTTGAGGCAATGGCCAGAAAGGAGGAATGATATGAGAAAGCAATCAGAAATAAACCGTGCCATCGGGCACTTGAAGGCTTGCAACGATAATGTGAGCCGAATACAGTTGGAAGTGCTGGAAACGAAGCGCAGCGAATCATGGGTATTCAATCGGTATGTGCGCGACGTTCCGGAAGACGAACGCAACGAAACTCTTTTCTATGCCGCACGCGATGCAGCCCAGTTCCTTTCCGGAAAGATTGGTATCAGTTCCATCTGTCCGGATCTGGAAGACGAACCCGAAGAAGAGGAAGAGCAGGAGGAAACAATTACACTGAGCCTTTCGGAGTACAAAAAGCTGCTTCTTCGCCTGGATAGGGTGGAACGCAGGTTAGGTCTGAGAGTGGGCGATGTGGCTCCGGCACCGCGTAAAGACATATCAGAAGCCCCCGATGAACTCATAGGTCAGGCAGATGCGTGCCGCATGATTGGGTGCGCAAAGACCACCATCAAGCAATGGGCCAACAAAGGACTCATTACCCGCTATCAGAAAGGATACAACGTGTACTACAGCAGACGTGAGTTGCTCGGAAGCTCTGTTGTGAAAGATTATAAAGACAGCAAGAAAAAAGATTAAGCTATGGAACATACAATCGAACAAATCCAGAATGACATTATGAACCGCATGCAGCAGTTTGATTTCGGCGACCGTGTAACGATACTCCGTGAGCTGGAAAACTTCTGCGGACAGCAGGCAGACGAAGCCATGAAAATGGAATACGACATGGCGGCAATGGAGGACATGAGGGATGAATAGGAAGAAATACATCGTATGGAGGATCATTTATTCTTTCCACGACAGACCGAATAAAAGCATCCGCTCATGCTGGCGAACCGACAACTTGACGGATGTAAGAAAATTGGCACAAGGGATTAATCCAGAAGCAAAAATACGTTTGTGTTATACAGAATTTAAATAACGATTAAAACTCAATTAAAATGGCAACAAAAAGAACCAAGAAAACAGTAATCAGCGGAGTAAGCCGCGAACAGTACGAACAGGCATTTGCCGAGTTTGCAATGGCCGACGCAAAGGCCCAGTCATTGACCGCAAAGATGGACCAGGAAATGACAAAGATCCGTGAGAAGTACGCCGACCAGCTGGCAGAACTGAACGAAACGAAAGACCGCACCTTTGAGGTGATGCAGACCTACGCCACTGAAAACAAGGATACGCTGTTCAGCAAAAAGAAGAGTCTGGAATCGGCACACGGTATCATCGGATTCCGAACCGGAAATCCGAAACTGAAAAACCGGAAAGGCTTTACCTGGGCAGCTGTGACGAACCTTTGCAAAGAGTTTCTTCCTGATTATATCCGCACCACGGAGGAACTGGCAAAAGACAAGCTGCTTGCCGACCGTGACGTACCGGAAGTTGCAGAACAGTTTGCCAACATCGGCGTAGAGGTGGTGCAGGACGAATCTTTCTATGTCGAACCAAAGAAGGAAAGCGATGCGGTCCAGACGGCCTAAATACACGTATGAACGCCGTGGTCCTCTATGGATTGTGTATCGCAATGAATACACCCAGTCCACATGTGAAGGCACTCCCATAGCGGAGTGTCATTCACCGGAGGAAGCGAAGGATATGGTTTATAAACTCAACGGATGGAAGAAAAATAAATATGGCAGAACTCACCTTTAATTCACCCATCCGGCGCGACAAATGGCCGCGCTGGATGATCAAGCTACACGAATACCTGAAAAGGATATATGTAAGACCCATTCATGAGGTTGGATTCTACGACTACGACCGTCTGAAACAAATAATCATTGGAAAGATACTCTCGCTAAGGAAAGATAAACTGATAATGAACAGCACATCTACATTCGTTTACATCGTAGATGGTGGGGATGGGATGAGAGTCGTAGTACTTCGTAACAACATAATCGTAATCACCTATTACCTGGAATAATGAACAATCGCACACAAATTATCCTGTTCACCGCATTTTCCATCATCATCGGGCCGCTGATTATTTTGGGATTCATCCTGAAACTTGCAGGAAGAATGCTCGATATACTTGGCTGGCTCTGCTGGATGGAACCACGCATGGCGAGGAAAGGATGGGATGAATTAATCAGAAAAATAAAAGAATCATGGAGCACAAATTAGGAGAAACGTTCACCTGGAACGGACATACACTCGAAGTGGCTGAAGTGGAAGATCCGGAAAATGCATGCAGAGGATGCTGGTTTTTTGAGCACGCCATTAGCTGCTACGGGAACGGACTTGAATGTATGGACCATTCAAGAAGAGACCACACTAAGGTAATATTTAAGAACTCAACAAAAACAGAAGAATTATGATGCACAACTGGTTTACATGCAAAATCCGTTACGAAAAGACAATGGAAAACGGAATGAACAAGAAAGTAACAGAACCCTATCTGGTAGACGCTCTCAGCTTTACCGAAGCCGAAAGCCGTATCATCGAAGAAATTACACCTTTTATCAGTGGTGAGTTCGAGGTGTCTGGAGTTGCAAAAGCTAATTACAATGAATTGTTTCCAAGTGAAGAAGAGTCTGCCGACCGCTGGTTCAAATGTAAACTCTGGTTTATTACACTGGATGAAAAGAGTGGAGCAGAAAAGCGTACTGCATTCAACGTACTGGTACAAGCTTCCGACCTTCGCGACGCCATCAAGAAGCTGGACGAAGGAATGAAAGACACTCTGGCTGATTACGTGATAGCTTCCGTATCCGAAACCGCTATCATGGACGTGTATCCATACGAAGCAGACCCCGATGTGAAACCTGAATTTGAAAACGCAGATAAGAGATGAAAACAGAAAAGACCTATATCCATCGCCGCGTATGCCTCTGCCGCCAGTGCGGAGGAAACGGCAAAGTGACCGTGTATGCAGAAAAAGATTTTCAGCATCAGTACCCCGAACAGAAAGTGTGTCCGCAATGCCAGGGCAGCGGACGTATTTGGCTGAGCGGAACAGTAATCAAGCAGATTGAACCCTATGCAGAACCAGAACCTTAATCTGTTCAAGCCTCGCAGGGTGGCAGCCAAAGTCCATTACAGCGCAATCAATCAGTTTATGTTTGTATGGATCAAGCACAGCCGCCCATGCGACTTGTCAGTCAAGCGTTCGAAGCAGAACCCGGAATACCTGGGCATCTGCTTCGATGTGGAAAACAACGACACAATCGACATGATGTGTGATTTAAAAACAAGTCTGAAAATTGAGATTATTGATTTATGAAAGTAGAAGATATTAAGCAAGAAGCTCAAAATAGGTGTGATAAAAGGTTTTCGTACTTGCATAATAGTGCTTTTTTTGATGGCTTTGTTGCAGGTGCTAAATGGCGAATCAATTCAGTATGGCACGATGTAAAAGAAAATCCAGCAGAAAGAAAAATAATAATAGCTCTTTCCCGTGATGGATGTATGACAGAATGTGACTTTACATATGATCATCGGATATTTACATGGATAGATATTGTAAAATCTCAAAATGTTATAAAGTGGTGTTATAAAGAAGATATACTACCAGATACGGAGGAATGATTATGCAAAAGACAGAGTTTAAGGTTGGAGAAGTATTTCAGCTTGGACTTATTCATATTAAAGTTGAAGAAGCAGTTCAAGTTAGATTCGAAGAATGATTTGTATCAAAGATGGAACTGATATGATAAAGTTACTCTATATAGACCTTTTCTGCGGTGCCGGGGGAACCAGTACCGGAGTAGAAAACGCACGCTACGCAGATGAACAATGCGCGAAAGTTATCGCTTGTGTGAACCATGACGCAAACGCCATCGCCAGCCATGCGGCCAACCACCCGGATGCGCTCCACTTCACGGAGGACATCAGAACTTTGGAACTGTCTCCTTTGGTGGCCCATGTAGAACGAATGAAGAAGATTTATCCGGATGCACTGGTTGTATTATGGGCCAGCCTTGAATGTACGAACTTCAGTAAAGCTAAGGGCGGACAGCCACGGGACGCCGACAGTAGGACGCTGGCTGAACATCTTTTCCGATATATCGAGGATATTGATCCAGATTATATTCAGATAGAGAACGTTGAGGAGTTCATGTCATGGGGCGATATGGACGAACATGGGCACCCTATCAGCAAAGACAAAGGACGATGCTATGAGAAGTGGAAACGCAACGTCAGGAAATATGGCTACGATTTTGACTGGCGCATTCTTAACGCTGCCGATTATGGGGCATACACCACTCGCAAGCGGTTCTTCGGTATCTTCGCTAAGCGTGGACTTCCGATAGTATTCCCGGAACCTACACACTGCAAGGATGGGAAAAACGATATGTTCGGACGATTGGAAAAGTGGAAGCCTGTCAAGGAAGTGCTGGACTTCTCCGATGAGGGAGAAAGTATCTTCTGCAGGAAGAAGCCGCTGGCAGAGAAAACTCTTGAACGCATCTATGCCGGACTGATTAAGTTCGTGGCTGGAGGTAAGGAGGCTTTTATTGTAAAGTATAACTCTATGAGTCGTACGGGGAAATACCAGGCACCAAGCGTTGACGAACCATGCCCAACTGTGGCTACTCAGGGGCGTTTGGCTTTGGCTAAAGTAAGTTTTCTATCCAAGCAGTACAGCGGGCATCCTGGGAGCAAGAATATTTCTGTTGAAGAACCTGCCGGAACAATTACCTGCAAAGATCATCATGCTTTTGTTTCGGTTTATTATGGGAATGGTAACAATTATTCGGTAGAAAGTCCTGCTCCGGCTATCCTTACAAAAGACCATCTTGCATTAGTTACGCCCTTCTTTATGAACTACTATTCAGGTGGAGGTCAGTTAGGTGGTGTAGACGAGCCATGCCCGGCGATAACTACCGTGCCAAAGCAAAGAATTGTAACACCCGTATTCATTGACCAGCAGTTTGGTGCTTCCAGTGCAGCTTCAATAGAAAAGCCAATAGGAGCTATCACAACAAATCCCAAATACAGTTTAGTTACATGTAAGGGTAAAAGCTTTCTGATGAATCCGCAATTTGCCAGTGCTGGAGTTTCTGTTGATTCGCCCTGCTTCACACTTATAGCAAGAATGGACAAGAAGCCTCCTTATTTTGTAAATACGGAAGAAGGAATTGGTATCTGTATCAAAGAAGGAGACAGTCCGATGACTGTAAAAATAAAGCAATTCATGATTCTCTATGGATTGGCAGATATAAAGATGCGTATGCTTCGCATTGATGAACTGAAAAAGATAATGGGTTTCCCAGAAGACTATGTTTTGATTGGCCCCCAGTCAGACCAGAAGAAGTTTATCGGTAATGCTGTAGAGGTAAATATGGCCCGTGTTCTTTGTGAGGCTATCTGTAAGGAGATTATAAAAAAAAGAAAAGTTGCGTGATATGGATAAACTAAAAGTCTATTATGGATGGTGCAAGATAGGTAAAGTAAGAAAGAAACGTGCTTTGTCAGTCATGTTTGAAAATGACAAAACAGGTTGCAGAAGTGAGAGAGGTCAAAGATGCTTAAGAACAATGCAAGAAACTGTTATTGAAAGATTTCAGGATGAAGATGAGCAAAAAGAAAGTAAATCTCAAAATCGAATATTTACCGAATATTGCATATTCCTTGATGAAAAGCCTATAAACGGTAGCCTTAATAGATTGCTTATTATTAATAGCGAATCTGATAAAAACCATGTTTCAAGATTAATGCGTGATAAGATTTCAGATGCATTACGTAAAGCTTTTTTAGTTTCGAATCTTGATTACAAGGAACCTGGTAGACAGCTTAATTTTAATTTTAAAGAAGACTAACAAAAAATCCCCGATACCGCAACCGGATGCCGGGGATTTTCATTTTTAATTATTCATGAATCAGGGTTCGCCCAGATAATGACATATCGCTTCATGTTGCAAAGGCGTAAGCGTGCGCTGTCCTTTCTTGTAGTGAAGTTCGTCCAGCCTTTTTTGTAAATCTTTGTTGAGAGTAATCCAGCGGCGGAGCTGTGTAACGGCACTGCGGGCAGAAGAGCGGGGAAAATATCGCAGTGCAAGGTCAGTAAGATAAATAGCGTGCATAATGTTTGTGTTTGAATGTAAAGATAATAAAAATATCAGAGAAACAAACTACCCCGTAGTAACAATGCGTTTACTACGGGGTAATTAATCAGTTACTAAGTAGTAATTATGTGTTTACTACGTAGTAGTTATTCAAGGCCTCCTTCGTCTTCCTCCTGCTTTTTCAGGCTCTTCAGGCTGGGCACCTTTTTGAAGGTGAGGTTTTCCTTGTTCAACTGTCCTTTCAGTCCGATGCCGGGGCGGAACTGAAGGGTAACCTTCCGGATGAGCGATGGGGAGTAGGTGTCTTCAGTGGAGGAGCCATGACTTTGCAGCTGTGCCTGAAAGCTTCCAAGGTTCTCCAGCTTCACAATCTGCCCGTTTGCGATGTGCATGTTAATGCGCTTCACCAGGGCACGGATTACGTTGAGCACGTCACCGTCGGTCAGTGTGGTGGCGTAGGAGATTTCTTCTGCCAGTTCGTTGATTCCTACCGACCCGCTGGCCTGAGCCTTCGGGTAATACTTGATTTCTCCGCTTTCGCGGTCTAAAGGGTTCTGCATCCCTACAACACAATAGTTGATTGCCATAATAGTTTTGTTTTAAAGGGTTGATAATGTGGTTTGCTTGTCATGACAGTGCAAAACTACGGCAGGAAAATGAGGATGCGTTGAGCAAGCCGCGACACAGTGTGAAAAGATGCATGAATATGCTGATTTTTGTGCGTTTTTTCGTATTTTTGTGTATCAAAATTACACAAGACAATGGCACGAGGAAGGGATACGGAACTGATTACGCTGAGAAATGAAGAGCTGCTCCGCAGGTATTACTACTGGACGGAGATAAGGCGTCTGCGCTTTGACGACACCTTCCATCAGCTTTCCACCAAGGAGTTTTTCATCAGCGAGGAAAGAATACGTACCATCGTGAACCAGAATTACGAATTCCTTCAGGAGCTGGACCGCGAATACCGGTCGGGAAAGAACACAGAAGACAAGCCGCCCATGCCTCCAAAAAGGAAGCGCGGACGGCAGGCAGGTGTGAAATACGGCAAGCGTGTGTCTGTCATATCTGATTAGCGTCTTCTATCATGCGGCACTCATAGTTCAATTCATACACTTTTATTCCCCTGGTCATCGTCTGGCTGCGGCTGGTCTTGCGGTCGAGCGGTGAAGATGAATGCATGGGCATCCATCCCTGCAGCAGTGAATGAAGCTCGTGCACCTTGTCCGCACGTTCCTGAGCCTTGTCGGCTGTTCCGCCGGTGAAATGCGTATCGTCGTAACAGTCTATTGCCAGCTTCACGTTGACGGTTACCGTGCCCGACTGCACTTTACCGAAAGCTCCTCCCATGGTAGTCCATGAGGTTTCAGGTATGTCTATCAGCACAAGGGGGAAGGTGAGCGGATAGGTGTCGGAGTCTTCGTCGTCGCGGTAAAGCATTTCAAGCTGTCCGTAGTCTTCGTCTACGTTTCTGTCGAGCCATTCAATCTTGTCTGCTACAAGCTGCTGTATCTGGTTGAATAAAGTTTCCATGTAATTCAATGAATAATTAACAGTTAATAATTAAAATCACTTCAGGCTTCCGAGTCTTGTTTCCATTACTTTGAGCAGTTCCTTTTCGGCTTCTTCCTGTAGCTTCTCGGTCAGCTCCTTGCTTTGTCCGAGGAACCTTCGCTGTGGTATCTGTGCGGTTACATCGAGCCTTGACTTCTTGCTCAGGGCAATGGCTTTCCACATACGGGCTTCAGGAGGTGCCGAAGCGTCTTTCTTCTTCCGGGTTTTCGATGAAGTTCCACGCCGGATGCCTGCCGCCTTGAAATACCGTGCCCATGCCATTTTCCGGAGCTTTGGCGTAATGCGCGGATGGGTGCTGATGGTTCCTCCTTCATTGTGTATTTCGGCGTATTCTACCGTATTCCGCACAATGACCTTTCCTTTCATCGGCACATCGTAGGTGGCTCCCATCAGCCGTTTCCGGCTGCTGAGCAGAGGGCCGTAACGGTCGGAAGCTTTCTTGCTTCCCGACTGCTGCCGTCGGGTCGGCTTCCATGGCTGGAGTCCTCCGTTGCGGAAACCTCCGTCACGGAAGTTCTGGCGTGTATGGTTTACCGCCAGCACTCCCGCTTTTCGTGGAAGCGTGTCGCTGATGGTTTTCTGCAAGTCACGCTCCATCTGTCTGAGCAGTTTCTTGAAATCGGAAATTTTCATGGTGGATTGTTTGGTAGTTTAAAATTTTGTTGTACTTTTGCTTTCGCTCTCACATATATAATCTTCGGGCAAAATAAACATTCAGACTTTATTTTGAACAAGATATAAGGAATAAGCCCCTATGGTGGCCGTGCGGAAACTATCGGCTGCATCATTCGCCCAGCGTATATGTGGAGAGCACACCTACGGGGGCTTTTCTTTTTATCGCAATTCTTATAATTATGCTCTCTAATAAGAATTTGATTGAACTCGCAAAAGTGGACGGAAAAGACCTGGTCTTTGAGCGTCACGGTGACCAATGCTGGATTAACCTTACACGTATCGCACAGCAATTCGGGAAAGATGTTAGGGAATGGACTAAACAAAAAGGTGTCAAAGAGTATTTGGGTATCGCAAAGCGTGAAATCCAAAAGGAGTTTCTTGAAAAGCAGAAGGGACAAACACCGATGAGGGGAATCCTCCCTTCGGCTGATTTTGAGCCGATTATAACAAGAAAAGGAGGAAATAATCCAAACGAGCAGGGAACATGGGCTACCGATACTCGTGTGGCAAGGCGATTTTTCCAGTGGCTCAGTACCGAATACGCATGGGCAGTGGATAACTTTCTCGACCGTATTTCCCGTGGCGAGTTGGTAGTAAGCGATAACAGCACATTCCTTTTCCGTGGGAAGAAATGGATAAGCTGCGCCGTTTACTGCAAGCAGTTCGGCAAGTCCATGAACTCCGTATTCGGGCTGAAAGCGCACTATCCTTACTCCTTCATGTATGTGGATAACCAGTGGTACATGAATCCGGAACTGTTCGGCATGAAAGAGGCTCAGGCACGCTTTGAGAGCCGCCGTCTGGAAGTCCGCGCACAGAATGAAGACCGCCAGCTTTCCATCCGGTTTCCCGAAACAGAACCCAACGCAAAGGAGGACTGAGCCATGAAGAAACAGTACGATTTGGCCGAGCTGGTACGCACGTTCGGCATAGTCAGCCCCGAAGAGATTTCCGAGTCGCTCGACAACGTTCTTTTCTCCGCCACGGTGAGCTACCTCGACCCCAGTCAGGGAGCGCCCACCGAGAAGATGGTGGAGGACGTGACGAACGTCCGTTTCCTGCTCGAGGCACTCAGGGAATGCGTTTCCAAGTGATTTCTCTTCCATTTGTTTGATAATTAGTTTTTAATAGCTATATTTGCGGTATAGAAGCCGGGCTTCCTTTTAAGGTCGTGGATTGCAGTTCTACGAGTCCTTATCAGGAGTCCGGTTTCTTTGTGACTATATCCTTAATCTTCTCTCTGTCGGAAATACTGTGTACTTCCACTCTTTCAGGAGAAAATTCACGAACAATTATCCATGACTTCTTTCCCTCAATGGTAATTTCAAGCAAGTGAGCCTTGATGGAGGCATCATGCTTGTCCTGCCCGTATCCGAGATATTCGGCTGTTTTGATTAGCTTATCCATCGACAGCAGCAGCTCATTCTTTGCGGAGTAAAATTCATGAGGCTGGTTCAGCCATTCCTTTATACCTCGCCCCGTAATGTGAATGTTCCTGTCAAGCCCTGCATTCCTGAAAGTCTGCTCTTTCAGTACGGATGCTTCCTGCTGTATCTCCTTTCTTCTTAGTCTCATGACCGCTTTCTCTGCCCCCGGATACGCCTTTTCGTAGTACGGATGGGTATGGCTGAACAGTTCCGGCTCCAGCCCCGGGTTGTTTTCCAGTCCGGGCGAAGGCCTGTAGTCCACCTCGGGGATGGTTCCCGTGACGGGCTCGTCCGTCTCCTCCAGGTCGCACTTGCATCCCCAGCGGTCGTGCGGATGGTGGCTTTTCCAGAAGGGGTGTGTCTTTGGAAGCGTCAGCCCGACGCGCCAGTATTCCATGTGGAACACGTCGGGGTCGGCACTGGTGGTGGGCATCCATTTCAGGTTGGGCAGGATGTCGGCATTACGTGAGAAACGTTTCCAGTCGGCGGCATAGCGGGCACGGAGTACGGCTGTGTCGTATTCTGTACGTAGCCAGTGGTTGTTGTAGGTGCCGATGACAGACTCAGCATCTTCCCGGAACTGCCGGAACTCCTTCAGCTTTCCGTTTTCATCAAGCAGCTGCGAGGCGATGTCGTTCTGCATGCGGTGTGTGCGGAAGGCGGCAAACACGTCGGCATCGTCTTTCAGTGCCTGACGGAAAAGGGTGTCGGCATCATCTACATCCTCTATGGGGTATCCTTCCTGAAGCGCACGGCGGAAGGTGTCGCGTGCGGCTTCATACAGTTCCGGATAGATGTATTCCTCCACATTGAACGTTTTCGCGTAAATGTCGGCCAGCAGACGTGCCATCAGTTCCGGAGTAAATGAGGCGGAGACGGATGCTTCATTTCTGGGATGAGCATGATGACAGCAGGAACAAGTTTGTCCGTACAGCTCATTCATTACCATCTTAAAGCCCCGTTTTTCGGGGCGCGGACGAAAAAACGGCGGATGTGGTTGTAGAATCGGGTTAAATAGTTTTTACTTTCCGTTTGAGAGTCGTTTAAATCCTTCCGTTTCTCTTCTTTTCTTTGTGTCGTTTTGCCGTCAGGCGTGTTGTCCGTATCAGGTACTACGGCATTTCGTTTTTCCTGCTGTCCGGCTTTGAGCTGGTCGTAATTATCAGGCTTGGGAATGCCGGTAAGCTCATAGAACGTGTCGTCGGATACGGGTGTGCCTGCGTTTCGCATCTTGGTTATCACGTCGGCAATGACCGTGATGTTTGTTTCTTTCGGTTCTACGTACACGAATTCTCCTCCGCGTGTGTTGTATCCCATGCTTTCGAAGATGTCCGTCATATCGTAGTTCAGCACGTTCAGGATAAGCTGGCGGTCGGATTCATTGATTTTCTTTTCTCCTTTCTCCTGCACGGTTCCCAGCGACTGGGTTCCACGTTCGGAGGCTTCGGTGGTAAGCGTATTGCCCAGGAATATCTTGCTGATCTCATTGTTGCACCGCTCATACAGCTTGTCGTACAGGTCGGACGAGCCGCTTTTACCGGCACTTTCCAGCAACTTCAGCTCACTGCCTTTCGGGTGGATAAAGCATGCGGCTGCTCCCTGCTCATTCATGTCGTCAAGAATTTGCAGGCGTGCCTCTTCATCTTCCGCATCGTAGGTATATTCGCGGATGGGCATTCCGAATATTTCGCAGAACTGTGCCCAGTCGGCCATATCGTTACGTTTGAAAATGACGTAGGGTGCTGCGTTGGCCAGTTTCCCCAATGCACGCGGCTTGCCCACAAAAAGCACATCGCGGAAGTCTGTCCAGGGAGTTCCGGTAATTTCGCCCTGACGGTGAAGGATAAGACCTCGAACGGGGTCGACGTTCTTTCTGGGTATCAGTTCGTAATTAATCCATCCGCTTTTGTCGCGGTAGAACTGGAAAAGAGAGAATCCCCAGAACACGGAGTCTACCAGGTCTTCAATGAAATGGAAAAACCAGGGTGAACGCAGCATCACGTTGATATCCTCGTCAGGCTTTCCGTTACGGCGGAACTCTATCTGAATGTTTCGTGCCGAAGCGATTCGCTTGTCGCGCACACTGCTCAGGTGTCCGTCAATCAGGATGTCTTCGTACATGTCGTACAGGCGTACTCGGTTGGTGAAGTCTACGTTTTCTGCCCCGCGTATGCCGCTCATGTATTTCTGCATGTCGAGGAAAAAACGCTGCGGCTGGGTAATTATGACCGTTCGTGCCGGACTTCCCTGCGGATTGATGTTTCCGCCTATGGTTATTTTTTTCTTCTTGCTCATATCAGTATCGGGTATTTCTTCGTGGATAACTTCGCATCTGGAATGCGGAATTTAACTTAGTGGAATCTTCGTCGAGTGCCGGCAGTCCTTCCACGCTTATCTCAAATTTTGACACGCCTTTCAGCCATTCCAGGCTTCGCTCGTAACGGTCTATCCGTATCTTGGAAATCTTCTGCGGATTGTGTATGCAGAATACGTGATACAGCGTGATGTCTTTGGCGTACATCAGCACAAGCGGATGGCGTTCGGAACCGGTGGCTGCAAAAATCTTGTCGCAGTCAAACCGTGAAGACAGGTATCCGCGCATTTCGGCTATGGCCTGGTCTTCGCATACTTCAAGAAGTGATTCGTCTTCACGCAGGAGCGCATCGAGTATTTCACGGTGTATGGATGCGTCGTAATCTTCCGGGTTAATAAACTGGCTCATGTTCTGTATTTGTTTTTTTGCCGGATGGTGGTCCGGCTTACGGTTATTGTTTTTTGTAAGGATGCATTCTTGCGGTCGATGGCACGGTTTCCTCCCTGTATGCAGTCGGGACCGTCGGCAGGATAAGGAAGTGTCATTTCGAACAGGTCAAACTGGTTGATCAGTTCCTTCATGTGCGGATTGTCTTTTTCAGCCTCATTGAATATCAGCATTCCTTCACGGTCCAGCGGTTCCAGGTCGGCTTCTATACGGGTGGCTTTGTCGGTCTTTTTGTCTTCATCCGGCTTGATGGAAAGCTGTTCGTTCCTCTTTCTGCGGATTCGTGCCAGGTGTCGTTTCAGCACCTGCTGGAAAAACGGGTCCTGAAGCTTGTTGTTCTCTACCATGCAGTAAAGGTTGGTCTTTCCGCCTACATATTCATTCAACAGGAAGAACCAGTTGATGAATTCTTCGTTCGTGGTATGGTCCAGAAAACCTTTAATGACATAAAGCACGCCCTGAAGTTTGCCAAGCAGCCATACGGCCTTGAAGCTGGCACCTTTTTTCTTGCTTTCGCCCGGAGCAGGGTCGCCATACACCATGAGGAATTTGAATTTACGCAGAGGCGGAACCTTTCCGAAAGCCAGCTTGGTAAATACGCTTCCTCCGGTGAGCGGGTTGTTGAAATACTCCTTCTGCTGTGCCTTTGTGCTGATTTTGGCCAGCACCTGGTCAATCTGTTCCTCACTGTTCTTTGCCGGCCAGGTGGAATGTCCTTCCTTGTCGCGTATGTTAATCACGTCCCAGTGGTCGGCCTGCTTTCCGGCACGGGTGATGCAGCAGTCGCGTGCAATGATGTTTCCGCAGAAGATTATCAGTGTGGGTATAGCCGTGTCACGTGTTCCGTACAATGCTTCTTCCCACCATCCCCACATCTTGTTTACCGTGTCGGGATTACGGCATGCTTCGTCCGTATCGAAGTCATCCACCAGCAACACGTCGGGTCGGTCGGCTTCGTTACGGCTACCACGCGGGGCACTTCCTGCACCTACGGCACGAAACGCACATCCTCCCTTTGTGATGAATTCCTCTTCACTCCAGTTTCCAAGGTTCAGCTGTGTGCCGTAATAAGCCTTGATAAGTCCGTTCCGTTCAAACTGCTTCCGGTATGGGTCAAGCAGACGGACGGCACTGTCTTTCGTGGCCGATGCCATGATGACATTCCGTTTTCTTCCCGTAAGCACCAGGAACATGACAATGAACATCACGCAGGTACTCTTTGCCAGAGAGCGTGCCCACGAAAGAACCTCAAACCATTCATCGTGTTCGATGCAGCGCATGATGGCTTTAATCTGGAACGGGGCAAAGTCGAACTTGCAGAACTCCGGGAAGAAGAAACGTATCCACTCCAGCGGACGCTTTTCGAGCCATGCCTTGTGCCGTTCTATTTCGGCCCGGCTCTTGTTTACTATTACGACTCCTTTCCGGAGGGAATCCTGCTTGTAATCCTCCCAGATACGGAGCGCTTCTCTGTCCTGCTGTCTCATAGGTTATCCTTAATAAAGAGGTCAAACAATCGGATGAACGTCTTGGTCATATCCGGGTCCTGCGGGCGAAGCCAGTCGGAAAACCGCATTCCCACACTGATAATGTCACTGATACCCACATCGCTTTCCAGCTTCTTGATGGTGGCCGCCAGTTTTCCCAGCGTGTCGGCTTCAGACGGGGTGGCATATCGCTTTCCTTCTTCACGGCTCTGTATGGCCTTGTTTATTTCGGCCACCTGGCGGTGAAGTGCGGAAATCTGCTGTTCGCGTGTCAGCGTCATGCCAATCTTCATCTCCTCCCATTTTTCCGAGTTGATCCATCGGGAAAGCGTCTGGCGTGAAACGCCCGTTCTTTCCGCTATCTCCTGCTGGGTAAGGTTCTCTTTCAGGTAAAGCATGCGCGCGTAGTCCTTCTTTTGCGTGTTTGTCAATTCTGCCATGTCTTTTATATCTTATTTTGTGTTTTGCAAATTTCGTCCATAAATACATCATTCACAACACGCTGTTTTTATCATACCCTTTATAAACCGCATGATGACGTTTTAAAATATCATCATAAAATATCCGTCTTGACACGACTTCTTTTTCTTCCCAACTTTGCACCAGAACAGCAATAAAAGCAAAATGAACAAACGATTTTTCAATATGATACCTTCGCCCGATGTGGCGTGTATTCTTCTGTACGGGGAGATAGGCGACAAGTGGGACGGCGTGACCGATGCGGACATCGTCCGTGAGCTTCGCGACTATGAATCATTGTACGGTAAGATTGATGTGCGCATCAACAGCATTGGGGGAAGCGTATATGCCGGAATCGCAATCTTCAACGCGCTTCGTGAAAGCAAGGCAGATATTACCATTTACGTGGATGGTGTGGCCGCCAGCATTGCAAGCGTGATTGCCATGTGCGGAAAGCCGGTGTACATGAGCCAGTACGCACGTCTGATGATTCACAATGTGCAGGGAGGATGCTGGGGTAACAAGGAGGAACTGAAGCAGACCATGGAACACATTGAACAGCTGGAGGAGACACTGGCAGACATCTATTCTTCGAAGACCGGAACAGACCGCGAAGAAATAAAGAAGACTTACTTCGACGGTAAAGACCACTGGCTTACGGCCAAGGAGGCAAAGGATATGGGATTCGTGGACGGAATCTACGACGTGGAAGAAGCAGAACGCCAGGACGTGGAAAGTCCAGACAACGTGTACAGACTCTTTATGAACAGAATAAAAAATAACCCATTAAACAACGATAAAGCAATGTTTGAGGAACTGAAGAAACGTCCCTTGTTTGCCAACTGTGCAGATTCTGCCTCTGCGCTGGCCGTAATCGGGACACTGGAAAACAAAGCAGGGAAGTATGACACCCTGAAGGCGGAAAACGACACACTGCGACAGAAGCTGAAAGGTTTTGAGGATGCGGCAGCAGAAGCACGCAAGAAAGAAATCGACACGATGCTGGAAAACGCGGTAAAAGAGGAACGTATCCGTCCGGCAGACAAGGACACATATCGTGCCTTGCTGGAGAAAGACTTTGAAAATGCATCGAAGATTCTGGAAGGTTTGCCCCGGAAAAAGATGATTTCCGACGGACTGGACAAGAACGACCCCGAAAACAAAGGTGCATGGGAAAAGGAACAGGAAAACATCCGTGAAAGACGTTACGGAAAGAAGTAGTAAATAACAATTAATCAAAACAAAACATGGCAATTCAGATTCAAAACACAGCCTATGACGGTGAGGTTCTTGAAAGACTGCTCACCAAGGCGGCTACCGGAAATGAACTTGTACAGAAAGGACTGATCAAGCTTGTTCCGAATATCCGCAAGAAATACTCTATTCCCCGACTGAAGACGGGAACCATGTTGCAGAAGCGCAAGGAACAGCCTGAATCGAAAGATTCCAAGGGTGATTTCAATTATTCGGAGAAGGCACTTGTTCCGCATGACTTTATGGCTTATACGGAATTTAACCCGAGAGCTTTTGAGGAAATCTGGCGCAAATATCAGCCGAAAGGAAACATGGTGTTCGACCAGCTTCCTCCTGAAGTGCAGAACCAGTTGCTGGATGCGATGTCCCGTCAGGTTAACTTCGAGCTGGGGTACCACTTCGTTAACGGTATCTATAAAGACGATGATGAAGACGATGATCATCTGTTCAACGGTATTCTGACTCAGATTATGGCCGACAGTGAAGTGATTCACGTGAAGTCTTCTTCTGCTGAGTCAATGATTACCCGTTTGCAGAAAGTGCGCAAGGCTACTCCTCAGGTGCTTCGCAACAACCCGAATTTCGTTTATATGATGTCTGTAGACGATGCAGACCGTTACGATGACGAACTGACACAACGCGATGCCAAGGGTGCCAACTGGACGGATACGAACGCCGTACGCTTTAAAGGCACAAACATTGTTCCGCTGGCTGCCATTCCGGACGGTGTGATTATCGGTACCGTAGCTACTCCGGACGAAGACTCCAACACTTGGGGTGCAGTGAACCTGGTAGATGATTTCAACGTGATCCAGATTGACAAGGTGACCAACGCCGGTGAGAAGTATTTCTTCAAGATGCTTATGATGGCAGATACCAACGTGGCTTTCGGAGAAGAAGTAGTGTTGCTGGATGTGCGTGAAGCTGCTACTGTATCGGCTTCAGGAACCAGCATTACGCTGACAGCTCAGGCAAGCAAGGTTTCGATTGAACCGGATTCAGACAGTAAGGCATATACTATTTCAGGAGGTGACATTCTGATGGGTGCCATGCTGGAAATTACGAATACTCATGCAAGCAACAAACTTACGGTCAACTCGATTGAAGTTGCTGCTGGTGCTACCAAGAAAATCTACTACAGCGGAAAGTCCTGGTTTGACGCCAAAGAGGTAGACGTAAAGATTACGCAGGTATCTCCTCAGCAAGTGCAGGTAGTGGGCACAGTGGAAACGACAACCAAAGAGCAGGCATAAGGAGGAATGAGGTATGAAACACTTTACAATGGGTGAACTTTGTGCCAGTACCACCGCCGACGCTCATGGAATAAAGAATACACCGCCTCTTCAGGAGGCGGGTAACCTGAAAGCCCTTGCCGACAATGTGCTTGACCCTCTCCGTGAATGGTACGGAAAACCTGTTACCGTAAACTCAGGGTACCGCTGTCCGCAACTGAACCGGCTGATAGGAGGTGCGGCAAGCAGCCAGCATCTGAAAGGTGAAGCTGCCGACATTACGGCAGGAAGCAGGGAAGAGAACCGCAAGCTCTTTGAGTACATCCGTGAGAATCTGCCTTTCGACCAGCTGATTGACGAAAAGAATTTTTCGTGGGTGCATGTGTCTTACAAGCGCGGCGGAAACAACAGAAAACAGACATTAAAACTTTAAAGCACGACAAAATGAAACGGATTATCTTATTTTTCTGCCTGTGCCTGATTACACTGGCTTCATTTGCGCAGACCGTACTTCCGGCTGCAGAACCTGAAACATCGTTCCTTATCGACCTGGGAAGCTTTACCGGAATCGTAGCCCTGGTTTCTACCTTGGTGACACAGATTCTGAAGGTTGTTCCGGCTATTTCCGCAAGCAAGCTGGCCAAAATTCTGGTTTCATGCGGTGTGGGCATGGTAGTATGTATTATTGCATGGCTTTTGCAACTCACTCCGTTACTTACAGGCTATATCTGGTGGCAGGTGCTGATTTACGGACTGGCGGCCGGACTCAGCGGATGCGGATTCTATGATGTGATTAAGGCTATCGGAGCATTGTTTCAAAAAGAATAGAGCATTATGGACTGGACCCTGTTACAGCCACTCATGGATTGGCTGGCTCCTGCCGGCTGGCTGGTAACTGCCATTGCCTGGTGGCGTGACAGAAAAGTATACCAGGTCCGCGCAGTGAAAGAAACCGAGGGCACTTACAAGGCTTTATATGACGACCTCAGTGCCACGGTATTGGAATTAAGCAAACAACTACGAAAACAAAACGAACGGAATATCAATCATGAAACGGCTTTACGCAAATTACATACTTGCAGGTATGCTGACCGCTGTCCTGCTATCATCTGGATGCGCCAGCAGCAGAAAGGCCAGCTCGGAAACCGTCCGCTCGGACAGCCTCCGAACGAGCGTAACCGAGCAAACAACTTACGGGCCGGTCCCGAAGAGGACGGCGACCTGCTCGGTGAGTGCGGAGCAGTGGCTGAACCTGAGTAAGCTTCCTGCCGGATTCGGGCTGAGCTATCGGAATGACGGTCTGAATATTGACATACAATCGGACGGAGAAGGTGGCGTGAACGTCACGGCTACAGCCGACAGTATAGGAAGACAAGTTACCGTGAAGCATACTGAAACGGAGCACCGGATACGGGATGAAACTACCAGCAATGAGGTGAAAGAAAGACGGCCCGGCTTACAACAGTGGATTGTAGGAACAATTATTGCGGTGCTGTTACTTTTTCTTATTTGGGAACTGATTAAAAAGTATTTAAACAAAAATCAAACTCTATAAATATTATGGCAGATACAAGCAACGGAATTATCTATGGAACCGCCGAGGTGAAGTTCAAACCTGCCGACGGAGCGGATAAAACAATCGGTTGGCTGGATGAAAACGGGATGCAGCCTGCGGGAAACGCACCTTCATTTATGGATGTGTATGCCGCTCAGGTTACCGACGGACCGGTAGATTCTATCTTGCAGAACCCAGGATCGGATGCCTTTACCATGAATCTGATTCAGCTCAAAGCGCAGAACCTGGTAGACATCTTTGGAGGAACGGCAGAAGCTGACGGCTCATATACTCCTCCTGCCAACTTCATGGCAACAGGCGTGCTGACCATCAAGACGCATTCCGGACACAGCTTCCGTGTATTCAACGCCCGACTGAGCCGTAACGGATGGCAGAACGGTCTGAACATGCAGAATGTATTCGCGTTTGGAATCAGGGTAGATATGCTGAAACCAGCCGACGGGAAAGAAAGACGCTGGAGAATCTATCCACCGGGTGTGGTTCCTGACACATCTGACTCAACCGCTGATGCAGAAGAGTAATGAAGGCACAAGATATTGAACTGCTGGCAGGCATCTCTCTCAGTGACGGGGGAATCAGCCTGCCGCTTCATACGGTACTTCGGAAACGTCCGTTCCGCATTACGATGAAGACACCTACCACACGCAGCCTGATACGAATCAGCAAGCGTTATCTCCGAATCGGGGTAACTCCGGAAGAATATGATGCATACGACCAGGACCAGCGTATCCGGTTTGTCTTCCTGCATGGAAAGGACATCAGCCGTATTGTGGCATACGGAATTGTGAGAGGGCCTGTACTGGGAAGAGTACTGAACCGCATGGTGGCCTGGATGCTACGGGAACTGATGACACCCGACGAACTTGCAGCCGCCTGGCGACAGGTGCTGAACAGTACATCTACCACGTCTTTCGGGATTATTATCGCATCGGCAGCAGCTCTGAACAAGATGCAGCCCTTAGCGAGCCGGAACGAGAGCGCAAACGACAAGAGGAGTTAAAGAAGGGACACACGGAACCTTCGCATAGCCTTTTCGGCGTAGTAGGTCAGCTGGCCACGGAAACAGGATGGAGCATTGGCTACATTCTGGACAAAGTGAATGTAGTAACCCTGCAAATGATGATGGCAGACATGCCTCACTGGGTTCCTCCGAAGAAACCGGACTTGAATCAGCAAATCCGTGAAATGGAGGAACGTGAGAAACAAAGAAACAGTCGCACACAAACAACAGAAAACACCAATCAGACAAAGGGAATGAACCCGATGGAGTTCTTTACCAATTATGCGGTAAAGGACTGATTATTCATCATTATAAATTGGAATCATGGCAGTACCCGTTGAACTGGAAATATTCATGAAAGACTTGACCAAGGCCGGATTACAGAGCGTTGGCAAGAATGTGGATGATGTGGAAAATCAGACTATGAAACTGATTGAAGCATTGAAGCAGGTACGTGCCGAACAGATCAAGCAGCTTGAAGCGAACAAGCAAGCCGGAAAAAGCTACACGCAGGAAGCGGCCAACGTACAGGCCTTGACCGGTCAAATTAACGGATTGAAGGCCGGTCTGAAAGACTTGCAGAAAACAAAAGAGGAAACAGCCAAGACACCTTCCATCGACATCGACACAGAAGCGGTTACCCGTAAGACAAACAACCTGAAGATGCAGTTCAGCCAGGTAGCAAGAGAACTGCCTTCACTTGCCATGGGTCCGCAGATGTTTATCCTCGCTATTTCCAACAACCTTCCTATGCTGGCGGATGCCATTGCCGATGTGCGCAAGCAGAACGAACTTCTGGCCGCATCCGGACAAAAGGGTGTGCCGGTATGGAAACAGCTGGCAAGTGCTGTTTTCTCATGGCAGACTGCATTGGTAGCAGCTATATCTTTAGGTATTGTGTATGGAAAAGAAATTGGTAACTGGGTATCTTCTTTATTCAAGGCAAAAAAAGAGCTTATTGACACTCAAAAAATTCAGAATGAATTAAATAAAGTTCAAGTAGAAGGAGGAAAATCTGCGGCTGAAGAAGCGGCCAAACTTAAAATACTTTATGAAGCAAGTTTGGATATATCTAAATCAATGAAGGAAAGAAATAAAGCTGTCGACGAACTACAGAAAATGTATCCTTCTTATTTTGGGAAGTTAAGTAATGAGGAAATTTTGGCAGGTAAGGCATCAGATGCTTATGATCGTCTTACAAAATCAATTATATCATCTGCTAAGGCAAGAGCAGCCATGAACAAAATGGTGGATGAACAAGGGAAGATCCTGGAAAATGAACAAAAGATAAATGATGCGTACTCCAGATTAGATCCTCTTTTACCAAAACTTGAGGCAGCAGAAAAAAAATTAAATATAGCAAAAACGTCTGCAAGTCTGAATGCAGGAAAACTTTCAACTTCCGGAACTAGAAATCTTTCAGTTGGAGGAAATGTCGCAGTTCAAAAGGCTCAATCAGATTATGACCAGTTAAAGAAAGAAACAGATGCAATTTACGAAGAAATTGCAGGATACCGTGCAGCCATATATGAATCGAACAAGATTTCTAAGGAATTGGAAAAAAGCATTAAGGTAGATGACATTGTTACAGAGGAAAAAGGTAGTGGTACGGGTTCCGGAAAAACCGACTACGCCTCCCAGCTTGCCGATGCCCGCGTAAAAGCACAGCAGACTACGGAAAAACTCCGTCTGCAAATCATGGTGGAAGGGATAGCTAAACGAAAGGCTTTGGCTAGACAGGAATATGATGAACAACTTGCCGACATTGACAAGCAGGAACGGGATACAATCGCTAAAATGGATAAGGCACGAAAGCAAGGTGAAAATATCCCTCAGAGCCAATATGATGCTGTCAGACAGAAATCGCAGGAACAGCGAATTTTGGTACAGCAGTTATACAACGACCAGTTGCTACAGATAGATAAAGAATACAATGACAAGGTCACACAGAGCTTCATAGACTACAATAAACAATACGGCACATATCAGGAAAAGCGTCTGGCCATTGCAATGGATTACGCGCGGAAGATTGCCGCTGCGGAAACAGAAGGTGATGAATATAAAAAGAAAGCCCTTGAACAGGAAAGGAAAGAATCATTGTCAGCACTCGATTTCAGCGAACTGAAAGACAGTATAGACTGGGAAGTCGTGTTCGGTGATTTGGATAAGGTGGCTAAGGAATCACTTGAAAAAGTAAAGCGGCGGCTGAAACAGTTCAAGAACTCAGAAGAGTACAAGAACATGGACATTGACCAGAAAAAGGTTATTGATGAAGCCATTAACAATATACAGAACACCCTCATTGACAAGGGAGGATTGCTTGCAGATTTACCGAATCAGCTGAAAGAACTGGCTATATCACAGACAGAGTTGGCGCAAGCGCAGGATGAATATAATCAAGCGATGAGAGATGGAACGGACGAGCAGAAGGAGTCGGCAACAAAAAAACTGAATAATGCTGTCAGGAACCAGCAAAACGCTCAGGTTAACGTGGAAAAGTCAGGAGAAAAGGCAAAATCCAATCTCATAGCTTTGTCGGGAGCCATTACAGAACTTGGCTCCAGTTCCGAAATGTCTCTTTCACAGATTGGAAATCTTGCCGGAGACATTACAGACATATTCATGGAAGCCGGAAGTAAGATAGGAGGCATAATTGGTGCGGCATTTTCCTTACTTGATACTATCGGTAAACAAGGGCTTGACGGATTTATAGACAATATAGTAGGGAGTGTATTCAAGTCTGTTGGGGGGATATGGAATACACTGACTTTCGGACTTATTGGTAACAAAGAGAGCGATCCTCACTTACAGGAAGATTTGGAAAGACTTACCATTTCCAATGAAGCACTGAAGGCATCCATTGATAATCTGGCCGAAAAGATGGATGAAAGTGCCGTATCCGATGCCAGTGACATATATGAGAAGCAAAAACAGAACCTCGAAGAAACAATGGCAAACACGCAGGAGATGATGCGGCGTGAAGGTGCTGCTTGGGATAACGGATTTTGGGGGATTGGAGGTACGCACTCAAGTAACAAAAGAGTCAACGACGCTATGTCGGCTAGTGACTGGGAGCGTGTAAGCAAAGCAGCAGGTGTGTCTGTAAGAGATGTCGGTGAATTCTGGAATCTTACCAGTGAGCAGATGTATAATGTGGCCAATGAAGCATCCGACCTTTATGCAAAAATAAAGCAACATGCAGATGACGGATACAGGAATGCCGCACAGTATATGGATGATTATATCGAATACTGGAAGCAGCTTGAAGAACTGGAGGAAAGCAAGTTTGAAAAGCAGACAGATACTTCATTTGACAGTTTACGCAATGAGTTTAAAGAAAGCCTGCTTGATATGGAATCGGATGTAGATGATTTTGCATCCAAATTTGAAAAAACAATGCAGCAGGCGATGATTGAAAGCATGATGTCGGACACCTATTCTAAACAGTTGAAAGAGTGGTATAAAGACTTTGCTAACGCTATGTCGGATGGTAATCTTTCAAAAGATGAACAATTTAATTTGAGGACAGACTGGGATGATATAGTAAATGACGCATTAGCCGAACGTGAAGCACTTAAGAAGATGCTCGGTTGGGAATCTTCATCTGCGGATTCCGGAAGCAGCCAGTCTCCCGGCAGCGGTGCGCTGACCACCATGAGCCAGGACAGCATATCCACCTTTGAAGGAATAGGACGAAACATGCAGACGCATCTGGCCAATACGGACAAGTTCGTGCAGGAAATCCGCGACACGCAGAAGCAGGACAGCCAGACGCTGGCCACCATAGCCGGACACACGGCACACCTGGTGGAGATACACGAGATTTTAAGTGATATGAAATTGAACGGTATAACACTGAAATGATATGGATTTGACAGGATACCTAACAATTAACGGAACGGACGTATGGACGGAATACGGTGCTTTCCTGGGAGAGACGGAAGAAGGCGGACACGTGAACATGGATGCTTTGCTTCGAATGCCCAAGGCGAAGGATATTACTACCGTAGACTTTCGCGAACGGAATGGGGTAGAGCTTCCTCAGAACCCGAACGTGAAGCTGAGCAGCATCGAACGTACATTGCAGTTCTGGCTTCGTGGAAGCTCCGCATCCGACCGGCTGGACAAATACCAGCGCATGATGACGCTCATCACGTCGGGTATGCTTGCAATCGTCGTGAAGAATTACCGAACCTACAATATGATTTACCAGGATATGCCGGCAGATCCGGAATGGTACGAAAGTTACGAAGGAGACCGGTTCTATGTGTTGTTTTCCGTAAAATTCATGGAGCCGCAGCCTTCTATTTAGTAATTGATTAAACACTGTTTAA